AACTTACAGCCTCTAAACACACCTAATGCTTCATCACCAGCTGCAGCTACTAAAATAGTACCAGCATTGGTCATTTTTACTAGGTCGCCTGAAAAAATGTTCCCGGATGCACCTGAAGCGATCTCGTATTCAGTTGTACCGTTAGAAGTAGGTCCTGAACCAAGTGCGCCAACAAGTCTTGCACCAAATGGGGCATTCTTATTTGCCATAATAAATCACCTATATATTTAAAATGTATATTTAGCGATCAACTTCGTTGACCACCGCCAAAAGTTACTTTGCTTTTTCTCTCTGGATTTAAAATCGGAGAGTTTGGGTCAGATTCTCTTAGAAGATCATTATCAACAGCTTCTTGCTGTGTTGATGCACGGTTTTGAAAGTAGGAGTTTCTCTCTTCCCGTGTTTCATTAGGAATCTTAGCCAATAGCAAACCACCAACTGATACTACACCTGCATGTTTACCGTTATCTATGGTAGGAAGTTCAAAGTCAGGTAACTCTTCAGAACGCACTAAGTCGAAACCTTCACGCATTCTTGATGTTACATTCTTTTTATCTTCCGCACCTACGAGTTCGGCACGTATCCACCTGTAGGTGTAACCTTCAGGTGCAGGGGGAGTGTCCAACATTGATGGTGGGCTCCAAGGTTTGCGAGCATCATTACTAGCTCGAGTGTCGGCAGAACGAGAAGTTCTGTTTTGTTTGTCAGTATTATCTGTCATATTTATTACCTTTTAACATATTTTGCGTACTCTTTCAAAGGTACGTTAAGTTTTTTTGCCATAGCTACTTCACTGGGAGACAACTTTACTTGTTTCTTACCAGCTTTGCCTACAGACCTATTAGCCGAAGCTACCTTTTGTTGAGGTCTCGGTTGTACCGCTACGTCATCAAATTTGTTTGGATGTTTTACCCTTATTCTTTTATCAACTTCAGCAAAATATTCATCTGAGCCTTCTACGTAACCTTCACTTACTAGCTCTCTATCAATTACTTGTGCGCTGTTATACATATCTTCATCCTCTAAAAACCATTTATTGTTATTTATCCAAGCCTCTGTAGTTGGATGGATGCCAGATTGTTGTGGTTGAATAGGTTGTTGAGGTTGTGCTTGAGCTTGTTCTTGTTGTGCCTTTATAGCTGCTAAGTTTTGTTCAACGTTACTTTCTTGCACAGCTATTTGTGAAAGCACTTCTTGGGCTTTTGCAACTTTATCAAAGTCTGAGCTTTCATGTGCTTGTTTCAACGCTTCTATAGCTTGTGCTTTTTGTGCCGTCAGTCTGTTTTGAGATTCTGAATATGTAGATTGTTGCAACGTTTGCGTTTGTTGTTGCAAAGCTTGGTTTTGCCTTTGCATTTCTTGCGCATACTTCGCTGCATAATCTTGACCACGCTCTGCTTCTCGTAATTTACGAGTCAACGTATTAATACGCTTTTGAACTTTATCGCTATAATCTGTAAGTTCTTCTTCTTGCGCTTCAGTTGTTTCAGCTACTGCTGATTCACTTACAACCTCTGGCTCTGCTGATTCTGCGGGTTCTTCTGTTACTTCTTCATCAAGCTCTATTACTTCACCCTCATCAATAACTGCTTCTTCTTGTATTTCTTCTTGTTTTATTGCTTCTTCCATATTATTCCCTAAATTGCAAGAATGTCATTAGGATCTAATATAGTGGCAATAACTTCATCATCATTGATGATTCTACATTCAGATTCATCTCCTAGTCTAAAGCGTGCGCCAGCATATCTGCCTATTAACACCCATTGTTTTTCCTGACACCAAGGATTATCAAATCTTGATTTATCGCTATAGCAATCAGGACCCATTTTTACAACATACCCAACAACCGTAGCTAGTCTTTCTCTATCTACATGTGATTGTACCAATTGAATACCTCCCTCTGTAACGCCTTTACCGGCATAGGGAAGTATTAACATGCGCCAACCAGTAGGTTGTGGCATACGCTCTAAAACTGATTTGTCTAATAATGTTGGATCAAGCACTCTTGCTTCTTGTGCAACATAAGGAATTTCTTGGCTAGGCTCTTGCTCTGGGAGTTCTGGTTTTTTGGTTTGTGCTTGTTCGGCTTCTATTTCTTTGGCTATATGATCAGGAACCTGTATCTTTGATGTCATCTTGAATTACCCTACCTAGCAGTTCTCTAAAAATATTTTCTGCGTCGGCTAGAGAACTGTAACGCCCCCGCAGATATTCATATTGCGCATGGTCTTTACACCCTGCGAGTAAAGTGTCCTTTACATCCTCCCTTCTAAGTTCAAGTTCTTTTAAATACTTTTTACTTAACCAGGCTTCGGACATTAATAAACACCAGAAAACTTGCCACCAAATTCAGCAGCACCCATACCTCTCGCTTTACCTTTACCCATACCTGGTTTTGGTGTGGTGTTGGTATCGAAAGTACCTGCGTTGCTTTTTAGGGGGACCGTACCTTTGTTGCTATAACCATTTTTGTTGGTTAAAACTTTTGGTGTTTTCTGTTGATTTACTGTTGTACGTTTAATCATGCTGTTAATTATGTAGGGTTAAATTATTTTTTGCAACACTTATTGTCTATTTTGTAAATCTATATTTTTAAACAATCTTTGCTGATCGAGTCGTGCTCTTGCAGTATCGTCACGCATTTCTGCTATATCTTCACTAGCATTAATACGCTCACGATCTATTTGTGCACGTCTAGCAGAATCTTCAGCTTTTCTTTGTTCTTGTGCCACAAACTGTTGTTGATCAAGTGCTAATTCTTGGCCTTTGAGAGCAAGCTCTTGTTTTCTAATAGCTACTAACGGATCTTCATCTTCTGGAGAGGATATTTTAGTTGTATATTCTGCAATTAGTTCAGACATGATAGGTGCAGAATACTGTGCCAATATATTATTTGCTTCAACTACTAACTGTTGTTGTTGGGCAGGTGATACTTGATCGGCTTGTGCTTGTAGTTGTTGGAACTGTTGTAACACCTCTGCAGGCATTTGTTGTTGCGCAATAACATCAGCTTTCATTTGTAAATGCTCCATTATGTGTGAGTGTATTAAAGCTTGTACTTGAGCGTTCATTTGAACGGGCGGAGTGTTGAGCAGCGACATGTGGGTAGCAATATGGGCATCATGGTTTTGGTTGGGGAACGCCTTGGCCACATTGCCTAACAGTAGCTGGTTATTCTCAAACCCCGCCTCGACTGGTTGTGGCTCACCACTTGGAGGTGGTGTCAATATCTGATCGATATTATCTACCCCAATAGCCGCATACATACGTTTATAAGATTCATAGATACCTGTTGGACCGTGCACTTCTGGATTAGATTGCACTAACTGCATCATTTCTTGCGCCATAGCGATTCTTTGTGACTGGCTAAATATATCTGGATTGGAGACAGGGAATATATCAACTCTATCATCAAAATCAGATAACTTAACTTGATTATTACCGCCAGCTATAGCATAAGGATATTCAGGCGGTAAATACTCTTGGAATACATTTGCTAGTATTTGAAACTCTTTGCGTTGTGAGTTGTGTAATCTTTTATGGATGGCAGATAACACTTTAGTGGATCGTTCTAACAAGGCAAGTGTGGTACCTACAGGTGCATTTGGATTACCTTGACCAACATTTATTTCTGCAATAGAGGCAAATCTTTGACCTGAAGTTACTAAAATATTAAGTAAGCTTAAGAGTGTGCCGCTAGGCTCTTTAAATGGTAAAGGTTGGATTGATTCTCGTAATGATCCACCCGGAGCATCAACATCTCTAAACTCTCCCGGCTGTATTGGTGTATCTTCGTCTCTAATTCTAATACCACGTGTTTTAAAACCAGCTGGCAAGTTAGCTAGGGTACCAGCATCAATTAATTGTCTTAGAATTGAGGTTGAAGCTTTTGATAGCCCACCTATCATGTGGGTTAAACCGAAACCATAGAATCCTAATCCTGGTAAAAACTTAAAATGCACAAAATATTCAATTTTTTGTCGCAGTGGATCATTTTCAGCGTAATTACGGTAAATACTAAGAATGTTGTTGTTGTTACTATCGATTGTGACGATATATGGCAGTTTTACACCAGTCATATTGCCTTGTGCATCTACATCTTCAAACCCATCTATCTCTAAATTACAGTGAACTTCGTACAACACAGACACCTCACCGGTATCATAACCGGGCTCCATACCTGATAATTCATCTATTTCTTCTTCTACTTGGCTATATTGAGCAGCATCCTCACCATACGATACTTTTACCTTACGATAAAAGCCCATAGCCTGCATTTTAGCCACTTCATTCTCTGGCATTTTGACTACATTCGTGATTCTCGGACAAGATTCTAGGTCAGTAGTAAAATACGGCACTATTAAATCCTCAGGAGCAATAAATTTAGATACTGCACGCCCAAGCGACTCATCATAATAGATTTTTTTAAAAGCAGAACCCGCTAATGGTAGATAAAACAGCATTTGATCGAGTTCTTCGTCATATTCCTCCATCACATGCACGATTTGATAGTTCATAAAGTCAGAGACACGTTGCGCTTGTTCCTCTAACCCTGAATCATAAACACCAACGACTTGAGTTTTAACTGGACCGTTAGCAGGCAACAGTTCTTTGTAGGCCTGAGCTTGAAAATTAGTGACTGCTTCACCTAAAAGTGGATGTATAACCCCTGAAGCACCTTCAAAAGGTTCCGATCTTTCTTGATCAAACTTCATGCCTAAATATTTCAGGCCATCGGTATAGGTTTTTTCCCAATCCTCTCGTGATGCTTTATCTTTTTCAATACCGTCACGTAATGAACTAGCTATTCTGCCGAGCTCACTTTCGCTTATTACTTCAGCAAGGTTACTGTCAAAGCCTGTTTGCATAGGCTCCTCTTCACCTATTAAGACAGCACTGCCATCCTCTTGGATTTCAAAATCTTGTTCTCCGCTTTCCTCGATTGCCTCTAAGGCAATTGTCATATCCTCTGTCCCTTCAAGTTGAACTTCAGGTTGATTGTTTTGTTTTTCTATTGCCATTAATAATATGCCCTCTTAACTGGAGGTCTATTGTCCTCTAAGTAGTCATCATTTAATGAGACTAACCCTCCTTCTCTAAAACGCATCAGCGCTTGAGTCATAGTATCACACAAATCATCATTTTTACCAAAAGGGAAGGCAGCACATTCCTCTATCATTTCATCTGCAAACTTACGCTCTGGTGCCCACACTAAACCAGACTCAAAGATAGGAGCAACCGAATGCATCCGCGTAGATTTATCGTGTCCTCTGGTAGGCGAATAATTAACTACCGGTATGCCTAGCCTTCTAAGTTCATGAGTAAGTGGGGTACCAGAGGCTTTAGATTCAATAATGGTCATGTCAGGATCCCAATATTTATATTCTTCGTACGCTATCCGTTTGAGCTCAGGAAAATCCCAACGACCACGTTGACAATCAAGCAAAATAATTGAATCTGGTTCATCCGGTGTAGGTTGAAAAACACCCCAAGTAGATATAGCCGAATAGTCAGCATTTTGTTTTTTAGAGAAAGCCGTATCATAACTTTGGATAATATATTTAACGGGTGGTAAAGATTCATTTTTCCAAGGCTGCCACCACTCGCGCTTGATAATTGAGCCTTCTTCGGCGGTAGGTGTTTGCATCCACTGCGCATTCCACTTTTGTGTCGGCAGGGAGGCTTTTACTTTTTCTAATTCTGTCTTGTCCCAAAACTCTGGCCATAATGGATTACCTGATTTTTCAAAAATAGCAGGAAACTCTACAATATCCCACTGATCTGCTGTCGCCTCTTTTTGACCCTCGAGTAGGCGTGCCGTTAAATCTAAGGCACTCCAACGAGTCATCACTAAAATAATAGCACCTTTTGGTTGTAAACGCTGCCTAGGTCCAGAGGTATACCATTCCCAACAAGCATCCATAGCGGTTGGACTGAGGGCATCTTGTTCGGAGTGTGGATCATCAATTATCAACAAATCCGCACCACGACCTGTAATAGCACCACCCACACCAGCGGCAAAATATTCACCACCTTTATCAGTCTCCCAACGTCCTGCTGATTTAGAATCAGCTTGTAGCTTTACATTCTCAAAGATACGTTTGTATTCTTCAGTATCCATCATGTTTCTAACCTTACGACCAAAACGAACAGCGAGTTCGCCAGTATGGGTGGTTTGCATAATTTTACGTTTGGGTTGTCGACCCATAATCCAAGCTGGAAAGTAGGTAGAGCAAAATTCAGACTTGGTATGTCTAGGTGGCATATTAATGATTAACCGAGTGCACTTACCCTCTGCTACTTCTTGAAGTTTTTGCGCAAAAATTTTGTGATGGCGGCCACAGATAAAATCTGGCCACATGTAATTGACAAACTCTAGAAAATCACCTTGGCAATCTTTTTGTTGTTGTAACAGTTGTAACCGTTCTTGCAACATAAGAGTTTCTCGTATTTCAGAATCAGACAGGTGTGAAAAATTAGCGTTGCTCATAAATATTAATTAGCAGCAATACCAGAATTGATGTAATCACCTAAGCCAAGACCTCTGTTTCTATCGTAAACCATCTGTAACTCTGCTCGAGTTTTTTGGGCACTCTCTAAAAACTTATCAGCAGCTTTTTGTGCAGGTAAGCCATCAACAGGAATGTTGTTTAACTCTCTTTCATAATTAGCTCGTTGCCTTCTAAATTTTTTAATTAATCTATCAACCCGTTTCATAATAGTTGCGGGGGCTTGCACTTTTTTTGCAGGACTAAAAGCCATAGCTGCTAAGCCACCAATACCTTGACCACGTAAGCCAAGGTTGTCTACAATTTGTTGGGTGCTAGGATTGAGCATTTGATACAAGGGTCCACCAAATGCAGTACGCATTTCTGAAGGTGATATGGGTTCTATCGTACCGACAGATGGACTTGCTACTTTCCCGTTGCGCTACCACCAAAACGCATATTGAGACCTGCCATAGGTGGTACTTTACTGTCTTGTAGATTGATAATTTGTTGTTGGAGACCGTCTATTTGATCTGCTATAGCTTGAGCACGTTCAAATTCGTTGTTACGTACCGCCATATTATATTCTTGCATCAGGTTGTTAATATCTGAGTTGATAGAAAATATCATCATATCTGGTGTTCTGGGTATACGTGCAGGTGCTAGAGGATCTGTCATACCGCCTTTACTAAATTCACCCCTACTGCTTTTTAATACTATTGGATCTACTTGCGTAGCTAGATAATTTTCAAAGTCTTGTTTTAAAACATCTACGTTTTCAATCATTTCATCAGCAATTATATCTTTCATATCATCATTTATATTAAACCTACTAACTCTGAATCTTATTCTATTTTCTAAACCATCAGTATCTTCATAAGATTCAGCAAGCACTTCATTAATTAAAGGTGTTAACACTTTTGCTATACCACCTTTTAAATATTTAGTAGTTGCATTTTCTTTTAAAAACTCACTGGTAGGTAAAAAATCTAAATATCTGCTTTTTTGTGCTGCCCTATGTATTAACTCATGTTTTTGTATATCTTCTGCTGTTTTTATATCACCAGGATTTATTTTTATACCAATCGCTTTAAGTGCTTCTACATCAAGACCCTTACTAGGGTTTTTAAACATTACAACGTCTGTACGTGGGCTATATCGTCCTGCGACTGTTGGCTCTAACATTGCCTCTACTCCACTCATACCTAATTCTTGAGTCGTAGGTTGATACCCACTGCCCTCTGCTGCTAGTGGGTATAAAGCAAACTGATTTATTAAAGGATTATCGAAACTAACATTAAAACGGGGGTCTTTATATCCTTCACCACTTAATCGACTCATTTGTGCTTCTTTAGAAACTAAACGATTTCTTGAAATAAAATCTTCTAATTCAGCTAAACGTTGGTT